CTTTTTGTATGGTACTGTTGGCGGTGAAGTTGTTCTTTATCATGATGGAAACGGAAAACTCTCCACCAGCAGCACAGGCATTGACGTAACAGGTGGTATTACTACCGATGCGTATTCTTACCTACATGGTTTAAGAATTGCTGGCGCAGACACAGGTAACACTGTTTATCAACAGTCTGGCGATTTATCTATATCAAGTGCGTCAGGTTCTATCTCATTAAAGCCTAGCGGAACAAATATTCTTCATGCGACGAATACTGGTGTTGGTATTGGTACGAGTACGCCTCTTAGTAAACTTAACGTAAAAGGAACTCAAGGAAACTGGCGTATTGACCCTGATTCTGTATCAGGTGAAATGCAAGTTCTTTCAACTACTACAGCCAATGATGGTTTTATAAATTTTAGATTACGCAGTAATGAAAGTATTTTTGAAACTGGCGGCACAGAACGTATGCGCATCGACTCATCAGGCAACGTTGGTATTGGGACGAGTTCTCCTAGTGCGCCACTAACTGTAAAAGCACCTTCAGATGCAGAAGCTATTCATGTGGTTGGGCGTTCCGATGATATTGGTCAAATTAAATTTATGGAAGCAGATGGTACTACAGAACTTGCAATTATTGATGGTAGAAATTCATTTTTTAATATTGGTTCTATTGCAAATATTCCATTAAAATTTGCTACTAACAACTCAGAACGTATGCGCATTGACTCATCAGGCAACGTGTTGGTGGGTGGTACTACAACAACACCCCACACAAATACTACAACCCCTTCTTCTGCACTTATGGCTGATGGTGAGATACGTATAGCAACACAAAATAGTTCTTCGTTAGAATTAAATAGAACAAGTAGTGACGGAAATATTATCAACCTTCGCAAAGGCGGCACACAAATAGGTAACATTGGGACTAACAGCGGTCAACTTTACATTGCATCACCTTATTCTAATGACAGTGGTCTTGTATTCTCAGGTGGTGAAATACATCCGTGTACAACAACAGGTGCAGTAAGAGATAATGGAATAATGCTTGGTGCAGCTAATAAACGATTTAGTGACGTACACGCTGTAAACTATCACGGCGATGGCTCTAACCTAACAGGTGTTGGCGGCAGTACATCTCTTGCCGCTGTTGGTACTTATGCAATGTTTTTTAACGACACAGGTCAATCAAAAAATCCTGGAGATACAATCTCTGGCAGTACAACTGGTTTTAAATATGGACACAGTGGTGGCTCAACTCTTCCTACTTCGAATGTGGGTGGTACTTGGAGGGCTATGGGTGCTGGAAATCCCTATAATGCAACTGTTTGGGTCAGAATATCTTAATGAAAGGAATATCAAATGAGTAGGTCAAAAAGTAGAAAATTCGCTGATATTCTTTCTGGGAATATGGGTGCTATATTAGATGACGGATTAATAAACGTATCTGAAATTACAGGATTAGGTACAGCAGCTAGTTCAGCAGCTACAGATTTCTTACCATCAACAATGGCAACTGCAACAGATGCAACTGGCTCTGACTTTGTGCCAGTATACGATGCAAGCTCTGGTGTCTGGAAGAAACAAACAATTACTGTGGCTGCGTTACAAGGGCCAACTGGTGCTACAGGTGCTACAGGTGCAACAGGTGCAGCTGGGTCTAATGGTGTAATTGGTGCTGATGGTGCTGATGGGGCGCAAGGGCCACAAGGTGCAACTGGGCCACAAGGTGCGACAGGCGCACAAGGGCCACAAGGAAATACTGGTTCGCAAGGGCCAACTGGTGCTACAGGTAGCCAAGGTGCTACTGGCCCAGCTGGAAATCCAAACTCAACCCTTAATAGTGTTGGTTCTTATGCTTTTCTTTTCAACGATACCTCAAGCACTGGAATAGGTGCAGGTTCTTTACGTGCTGGTTCAGATTTAAATTGGGGTTGTGGTGGTGCTTATGGTCATTATGACGGAGGCACTCAACCAGCAGGGACATGGAGAATTATGGGAGTATTTAATTATAATAATGGTAGCCCAACTTCCCATAGTTATCACAGAACAACTGTAGGGGTAAGAGTATCTTAACAACAACAATAACAATAGGAGGCGTTTATGCCACAAGTTACAATAACAGAAGTGCGTAACGCACAATCACTTAACACAGAAAACACTATGTTTGATGTAGAAATTAACCACCCAGAATTTGGTTGGATACCTTACGGATTACATCCTGATGATACAGATATGACTGTAGATAACAGCGTATTGCTTGGGCTTATTGGCTCAGACTATGCGGCGTATGTAGCACCTACTCAAGCAGAGCTAGATACAGGTTTAGCGGCAAGCCTAAGATATGAACGTGACCAAAAGTTAGCAGAAGAAGTAGACCCAATAGTAACTAATCCTCTGCGCTGGGCTGAACTAACAGATGCTAAACAAGCAGAGTGGACACAGTACCGAACTGATTTGCTTGACTTACCAGCACAAGCTGGGTTTCCTAACACAGTTACTTGGCCTACTAAGCCAACATAAAGGATAATTGAATGAATAAAAGAACTATATCTTCTGCGCATGACAGGCTTGACGAGCTAGAAAAGCAAGTGGTTGCAATTAAAACAGAAGTTAAGATACAATTCAAAGATCTATTTGGTCGAGTTAAACGTATGGAAAGCATTATGATTGCAGCAACAGGAGCAATACTAACCCTACTCGTTGCGGTACTAATGAAAATGTAACATGATACGAACAATATTAATTGGTTTGTTTATTTTAATTGGCAGCCACGTTGCTGCTGATGACACAATTCGTACTGATACTAACAGTACAATTAATTCTAATGGGTCGATGGATACTACCATCAATAGCCCACCACCTTCTGCAATTTCCCCACAGATTAGTTCAAGCAATAGTGACTTATGTACTGTTGGTGTAGCTGGTGCTGTGCAAACACAGATACTTGGTATCTCTGCTGGTCGTACTGTCAGGGATATGAACTGTGAAAAATTAAAGAACGCCAAAACCATGTATGATATGGGGATGAAAGTCGCAGCGGTATCCGTAATGTGTCAGGATTCTCGCGTGTTTGAAGCCATGCTCAACGCGGGGACTCCCTGCCCCAAGGATGGGTTGGTGGGAGATAAAGCTAGGCTAGCATGGGAGATGGAAGCAGTTAAGGAAGAGATTGAGCGCGATCAAAACAATGTAATGAAGAGGATGTTCCATGAGAACAGTGAGACAAAGATTGGGTTGGGTGTTATTATTAGCACTCTATCCCTATTGCTTGCACTCTGAGCCATATTACTATGGTGCTACAGGTAACGCTGCATCAACTTCTTTAGGTTGGGGCATGGGTAGTGTGCTGCCTGATGCTGCTGGTATAGATATAAACGGATTATTCTATCGTTATACTACAGTAAAGAATCCAGAAGATGACATGAAGGTACACGTTGGAAACCTTAATGCTAATGGTGATGACTATATCTTTAGAGAGACTGATGATTGGTCAGGTGTTCCAAGCAATACAATCGTTAAGTCTTTTTTTCTTAGCAACATACCAGCTGCTAACTGGGGTGCTGGTTCTATTGAGGTAGAAGGTGAGGGCAGCGTTAAGGATGCAGTTGTTATATATAACTACAGAGTAGATAGATGTTATGATCCACAGTCTGATCCATCATGTGCTGGGTATGTAAAGCCAATCCCTGTTATACCAGTAGTGGATGTGTATAATGCACTAGAAGATAACGCTGTAGTTGAAACACTAGAGGCTGATGAGTTTCAGTATGATGAGGATGGTAATCTAATTCTTAGTGAAGAAGAGGAAGAAGAAGAAACTAGAATTGAGATGGGGCTAACTGCATCTGCCAATGCGCTGACCCTATTCAAGACACAGGGACAAGATGATATTATACTAGCTATTAACCAACAAACAAACATAGCTATGTACTACAATGCATCTATTAATGGTGGTGTGTATGCTGACGCTGCTGGTCTTGCTGATTCAGAGATACCTGACAACAAGAAAGCCTTGCGTAATAACTTAGCACAACAAATACTGCACGAACAAATGGTTGATATGCAGTACAACAAATGAGGTTTAACATGAAATATTCTTTAGCAATACTTTCACTCTGTGCATTACCAGCATACGCTGATGTAGATATAACAGGTAACGTGGAAGCTAAGTGTGTAATACAAACAACTAAGAATGGTGTGTATGGCAATCCAGTAGCCAGCAAGTTAAGCACTACCCCTGCTGATGGTGGTGTACTACCTGTCATTAGGTTTGATGTGGCTCTTGCTAATTATTACACAGCAAACATTACACACCCAACATCATTTAGTTCTTCTCCAGCACTAACTGATACAGTGGCATGGACAGGCAGCACTAGCGTAACGCAAACAAGTGACGCTGGTATGTCAGGTTACGATGCAGCCAAAGTTGTATACGATAATACTACTGTGTTTGATCTAACTGTTGCTGGGTCTACATGGTTCTCTACATCTAGTACCGCTACCTATGCTGCATCTAAACCATTTTCGGGTGGGGTTTATACAGCAGTCGTACAGGCTAGTTGCGTTGCAAAATAAGCTGATAATATTTTTTTTGCTATGGGCATTTTCATCCCATGCACATGAGATGACACCAGCTTATCCTGTTGTTAAACCATCTCACGTTACTGGTGTGGTCAAGGTAGACTTGTCCTTGTTTAACTCAAGGGAAGAGATCAAGTATTATCAGATAGATATATTTGATTTGAACTGGAATAACATTCCTTTCTCTGCAACGTACAGAATAATTAAGGTAGGATACCAATCGCGTAAGAACTTTACTGTGTATTTACGCAAGTCAGATATGGATGAAGCTGTGTATGTATGCACAACATCTAAGATTAAGAGGCAACTCGAATCAAAAACCTTAGTGTCTTCTAGGATTTGCTCTCGACTAGATGGTATGCCAGCATGAGGTTAGCTGCACTCTTATGTATTGTGTCTAGCTCTGCTCTTGCTGAGAGTAGTTCGTTAGCATTAACACTGCCTAGCCCACCTATGAACTACCAATCAGATAGTTTCTCTGCAAATAATTTACGCTGCAGCAATGCGGTAGGTGGCGGTATTAATCTTGAGTATGGTGTTACAGGTGTACTATCTAACTTAGACACAGCACAACGTGGTAAAGATATAGGTGTGTATGCTCGTATTGTTATACCCTTGGATCGTCCTAAGTCTCGCATTAACTGTGATGATCTATACCAAGTAGAGCTAGCACAACGTAGGTTAGAGATACAAAAGCTACGCGATGAACTAGAAGCCTTAAAGAATTTACAAACAGATAGCAGCATGGACTTTGAAAACTAATGGTAGATCTCACAGAATTTGATGGACTTGCTGATAAAAAGATTAGTGCTGGTGGCTTTAAGCTATCGGCTGCATCCGTCTTTGCAATCATTACCTTTGTATCTACTGTGGTTGCTGGCCTGTATGGTGGGTTCGTTATGTACCAGAAGATAGAAGAGGTAGCTGGCTTAGACCTAGGAGAATACCAGCAGCAAATGGATTTGATGGATGCGCAAGTACAACAGACAGTTGACTACACTCGTGATATTAAGAATGGATTGCGTGATGATCTTCTTAGGGTTGAGCAGCAATCAGATCGTGTCGAGTCATTGGTGCGCAAGACAGAAGAGAAGGTACGCACTATGATAGATGCAGCAGATCTTAGATTTGAATCGCAACGTGAACGCTTGCGATCAAACCAAGATGCTGAGATGAAAGACCTTGAAGATAAATTGATGGGTAAATTACAGAAGGCATTGGACAATCCTTTGTCTGATTAGGAGAGTAACATGGATGAGTTTAAAAAATTTGATGTCAATGGTGATGGACATATTGATAAAGCAGAATGGGATGCACTTGAGTACGAGGATCGTAAGCGTAGGCTAGAGGACGAAGACGCTCAACGGGATGCACAACGTAAGATGACATGGTTCGCCCTGTCAGGGATGCTCCTATACCCCTTGGCGGTGGTGCTAGCAGATCTATTGACTTTGGTTGAGGCTGCTAAGATACTTGGTAGCATGGCGAGCGTATATTTTGTATCGGTTGCTGGTATAGTTGCTGCGTTCTTTGGTGCGTCAGCGTTTTCGAAAGGAAAGTAATATGCTTGGACTTGGATTGATAGGTAAGGTTGCTGATCTTGCTGGTGCTGTGATAGATTCGAAGGCTGTTGTTAAGAAGGCTGAAGCTGAAACTAAGATGAAGCTTGCAACTGGTGAGATCTCTTGGGAGCAAGCAGCAATCAAGGCCAGCGAGAATAGCTGGAAGGATGAGGCTTGGACTGTATGCTTTATTGCAATCGTTGCGTGTTCATTTGTTCCACCGCTGCAGCCCTATATGAAGGAGGGCTTTGCTAATCTCGAAGCTGCGCCGCAGTGGTTTCAATGGTCGTTGTATGCCAGCATAGCAGCCAGCTTTGGTATCCGTACTATGAAAGGATTTAAAAAATGAGTGAGGCAATGAAGATATTGCAAGATCGTATCGGTGCATCAGCCGATGGGAACTTTGGCCCCAACACAGCGAGAGCAATCGTTGATTACTTTGGCTTGTCTCGTAAGCGTGGCGCACACCTGTTAGGTCAGGCAGCACATGAGTCAGGAATGTTTCGCTTAACCAGAGAAAACCTTAACTATTCTGCTGAGTCTATGATGCGTGTGTGGCCTAAGAGATTTCCAACTATGGAATCGGCTGCACCTTATGCTCGTAACCCAGAGGCACTAGCTAACAAGGTGTACTCTAATCGCATGGGCAATGGTGAGAATGAAGGGGCGCTCTGGGTCGGGCGCGGCTTCATCCAGTTAACAGGCAAGGCAAACTATAGATCTTTTGCTAGTGACATGGGGCTGCCTGATGTAATGACTGACCCTGATCTTGTTGCAACTGAGTATGCATTTGAATCTGCCATGTGGTTCTTTGAATCCAATGGCTTGTTTGATATGGCTGACGATGGTGTGAATGATTCAGTTATCACTAGCATAACCAAGCGTGTGAATGGTGGAACACATGGGCTTGATGATCGCATGGAGCAGACAAAGAAAATACATTCTTGGATTGCACATGTAGGTGTGTAGGTATATAGGTTTCTAGCGGAGCTTAATGCTCCGCACGAAGCATGTCTGCTATACGTGGATGACTAGAAAATTTAGAAGTAAATCCTGGTAAGGGTGGTCTATTATTTTTTGCAGCTTGTGTTAGTTCAAACTCATGCAGCACAAACCCATAAGTTATTTCTTTTCGTTCGGCTGCAGTCTTTGCAGTCTTTAGTATCTCTTTGTACTGGTCGTATCTGTTACGCTGTACTGTAGATTTATAGATCAGATCTTTCTCTTCATACTCCTTGTCTGTTAAATTTTTAAATGCACGCTCAACGCCTGTCGTGTATCCTGTTGTAAATCTTACATCATACCTTTCGATTGCTACTCTGATTGCATGGCGTGGTATGCCATAGATCCTGTTTGCTTGTGCTTTAGTCATTCCATTATTTGCATAGAATCTTATTCGTTCTATTAGCTCTGGTGTAATTGGTGTAGTCATAAGTCCTCCGTGTGTGAGCGAGCCGAAGCTCGCCCTCTGTTTTAGAATGGGATTGAGTCATCATCAACGTCGAGATGTGCAGTGCTAACTTGCTGCGCTTGCTGCTGACCGCCATGCTTCTGACTGATCTGCATAGAAAGATAGTTGTTATCATCTTTCTGTTTCTTCCAGCCCGCTATCTGCATCTGTGTGCGTGCAGCGTAGTCTTCCATTGGCCCAGAATAATCTGGTGCGTTGTCGTTGCCACGCTTGTCGTTCTCAAACAACACGCCTACCTTCTGGTAAACCTCAATGATCTTCATGCCACTCTTGGTTGTGTCTGCTACCAGTACGACCTTACGATCATTACCCTCTAGGTTTATCTTGCCCTGCAATATCATCTTCATGCTATCGAAAGGTTTGAATGCTGCGCCTGTATTCGTGTTATCATATGCCATGCTTCTGGCTCCTTTAGTTGTTACCAGCTACCGCTAGTAGGTTTCTTGCCGCTATCTGCAGCGTACTTGTTGCCATCCATCTCGCCAAGGAACACGTCAGCGTTACATCCGAGATGCGATAGGGCTTTGGTTAGGCCATCAGTGACAGCCATCTTAGGTGCATCCTCGGCTAGTCTGCCTTTGGTTGCATCGAAGAACTTACGACACCCTGTGAAGGGGCCATATTTATTTGATCGTGCGCCATGCCATACACTTACATGTGCAAGTATAGCAGTGTCACCATTGCTTAACTGCACAATTTCTGTTGTGCTTTCCCAGCTCCAGCCATGACCAACAGGCCCGAACTGTTCTGTCATCATGCGTACCTGATACTGTGGGTCAATAGCTGTAAAGCTACGAGATCCAAAGCTAACTTTCTTTAGATACTTTGGGTCTGAATGTTTTAGTTTGTTCCATATTTCTAGGTTGTCCATTACTTACTCCTCTTACTGATGCGTAATGCGCCACGTTTATCGCGGCGTATGGTTAATAGTTCTGAGTACACCTCACGCTCATTGTCTGCGACCATAGCTTTGAGATCTTTCTTGGCTGAGTCAAACGACTTAGCTGCACCCTCGTACTCAATGTAGTCTTGGGCTATAGATGTGAAGTGATTGTCCATGCTTGCGTCACGTTTAATCATATCGTCTATAGGAATCTGATTGATAGGTGATGCGATTGGTTGGTCGTGACCAATGGGTTCATCGCCACTCTCGACGTGCGCCCAGAAATCAGTGCAAGCATCAAGCACTACACTTATATATGAGTCATGCTTCTTAACGTATGCACATTCCCATCTGTTGTTACCAAAGAATACTGACATGTATGCACCATCCATATTGGATAGCCATAGATACAGCTGCACCTGTGCCATGTAGTAGTCGCACACCTTGTCTAATGTATTGTGTGCAAACGTATGCTTGGCTTCAACAAGATCGTTATCATCTTCTAGTATAGCATCAAGCGTACCAACATATGGCACACCATTGTGTGTGCGTGTGTATCTGTCTTGCTTCTCTAATATTTTTTTGCTGTACTCTTTCTCAAACCAACTGAGGTTCATGTCCTCTGTTTGTATGCCCATCTGTACTGCTACTTTGTGTGACAAATCTTCTGGCTCAACAAGGCCACGTTTGATTTGCCATAGCTCATACCAATTGCCGTTCATTATTTTGACAGCGTCACTGCCGCCAATAAATCCTTTACGTTCCATTTTTATTCTCCTCTTATATGTACTTGTCTACTGCATTGTTGCAGTAGGATCAAGATATTTATTGAAGTCTGAGTCAACGAGATCTGTGTCAAGCAGCAGTCGTTGTCGATAGATAGAGTCAGGGTTGAGAATCCAATCTGGTATTGCGCCGCCAGATTTGATTCGCTTGACCATGAGTATAGCTGCATCGAGATTGCTCTGTGATGTCACCTTCAAGCTCTCGGTATTGCGAGAGTATTCTTCTACAGCTGTCTTCGTTGACATAACAAACGTCTTGATTGTCGGCCACGTACGAGAAGCTTGATACTGTCGGACGTGACCATCGATCTTTTTTAATACGACCTCGAGATCTATCTTCTCGAATGTCGTAGGTATATTACTGTTGATGTCCTCGACAATAAGCTGCAGCTCTTGACCTAGTGTGTCACGATCCATGCTAGATGGTGGCGTGTAGCGTTTTAAGATACCTTGCAGCCAGCTACCTATCATTGATGTGCGTTGGTTGTAGTCCATATGTTACTCCTTATCTATGGCTAATTTTTTTTGTGACATATCATTGATGATGTCGTCTAAGAAATCTGTGTTGGTTCTGCTGCTTGGTGCAACATCTTCTATATCATCTTCCCATCTCTCGCCATTGAGCCATGTCGTAGGGTGAGGGATGAACTGTTTGTCTGTGCCTTGAGTAGCATCAGCAAATTTTTGAACGGCAGTAAGAATTGCAATAGGATCTGCAATCTTACATGCCTTATCGAATGCCTTGCGAGCGTGACCCTTTGCTATCTTGCGTGGGTACGCAGACCAGAACGCATCGAAGGGGAGTGTCTGTGTGACACTCCAAGTAGTATTACTATTACTATTAATATCTATAACATTAGATATAACTTGGGGTGTCTGTGTGACACGTGTATCTTTCATATCATCCTCCATTAAATGTTTGAATCTATACACACTAGCTACGCCAGTACGTCCAGACTTTCTTGTTAGGTAATCGTTATCTATGCACCAGTTGATAGCACGTATGACTGTGCTTCTACTCAAGCCAGTTGTCTTGACTAAAGTTGGTATGCTTGGGAAGCACTCGCCATTTAAATCTGTATATCTAGCTAGCACAATCAAAATATATTTTGCATTAGGATTGTTTACTTGCCAATCAATAACATCTCGTAGTAATATGTCCGCGTACATTAGGTCTTTCCATTTCTTAATGTCCTCTTACCTGTTGAACCTCTGATAATAATTCACGCCCATATTATCAGAGGTTTACTTTTGTGTAGCAAGCGATTGACCTGCCGCTATCTAACTTAACCATTTCTTTCATAAAAGGATAGCCACTTTCTTTTAACTCATGCATTCGTGATGCTAATCTAAAGCAGCTAAACATATCCAATGCTTCTAATGCTGTGATAGAATTGCCTTGATCGAGGTGTGCTTTAATCATCTTCGTTTGGTTTTCCATTTGTCTCTCCTAGTAAGTGTTCAAATAATTCCGCTGGCATTATTACCAACGACTGTGGTTTGCCTGTCTTTCTTTTATAGAAGGCTATGTCCCTACCATCCAGCACAGTGAATGGGCTAGGGAAATTAGATTTGTCTCGATACTTTACCTCGGCTACCAGCTTTCGTCCGCCCAGTGTGACGTGGATGTCACCACTCCACTCTCCTCCGAGCGCACCCGAGAGGGGGACTCGATAGTTTTCGATGCCGATTTTATCGAGCCATTCGCAGAATCTTTTTTCGTGGTAGATTCCTTTAGACTTATTTTTGTTTGCCATGTTTGCTCCTCATAACAGGTCATACATATGGTATGGTACGTGGCTGGATTAGTTGTCGCCATAATCTGCACAAAAAATTCAGTGCGTTGATCGCAAGCATCACAAGGATATGTTACTTGATTCAATATCTTTCGTGCTGATTTCGATCTGACAGCCAAGTGCTTCTACCCAACAAGCGAACATGAAACCTGAGGGAACTCGCTTGTACTGCTCCCATTTGTGAATCAATGATGGCGTACAACCTATACTAAATGCAAGACCTTCTTGTGAAATACCTAATTGATTGCGTCTATCAATTAGACTTGTAATCATTTCGTCATATGTTGTGGTAA